ACATTATTAAGCTCGTCTTGAGTCATAAATACCTTAGCTACAGTTCCGTATTTTGCAGGAAGAGACATAGCTCTAACTGTATAATCTTGAAGGGTAACCGCTCTACCTTGTTCGGCAAAAGATCTTAAAGCATTCTGTCTTAATTCTTCTACTGAATCTCCGTCTTTTCCTCCGGCTGCTGCTTGAGGATTATTAAATGCTAAGGTTCCTTGGTAGGCTGTATCTATAGCTGTAGAAGTTGCAGATGCATTAGTTAAAGTATTTGCAGGTACGTTAGCTTCTACTCCTCCACCAACTAGGTATCTAATAGTTAAAGTAGTGTTATTTGGAGCTAGACCGTAAGTTTGTGTGAATAGAAAGTTAGATGGATCATAAGCTACATTTAACTTATTTACTCCTTGATCTGTTCCTATACCTACATTAGTAGGGTCTGGGGTGAATTCTGTATCGTTACTGTCGTTTGTACCGGCTCCAAATTGTATTTGAAGTTGACCGGAAGAATTAAATCTAGTTACAAATCTTTTAGGAACTCTTTTTAATTTTATTAAATTAGGTACTAAATTAGAATCTGTATTAGAGTTAGTTTCTTCTACAAAAATTGTATCTTGACCTAAAAACGGTACTTCATACCAAGTTGTATTATCCCCTCCTGAATCGTCTGTAATATCTAAGATGCCTATAATATTGGGATCAGTTAGAGTAATTGTATTAAATTTAGTTGCAGCACCGAACGTTTGAGTAGTTGTTTTTACTTCTCCAGAAAATGCTTGAATTTTCTTTTTTATAAGAAACTCTAGCGGAACACCGGTTGCTGTGTCTATAGAAGAAATTGTAACTTCTGTAGGATCAAATGAACTAGAAAACCCAAAGTCAATCTTATCTTGAATTAAAAATTTAGCATTTCCGGATGCTGTAGATGCAATTACTGCGTTTTCATTGATAGTTAATGCTTGGTCCCAATCTGGTCTATTGCCTGTTCCGACTCCAACATTTTGAGTAACTTCTAATTCCACTTCTGAAACTGTCGTAACTTTTGGGCGATAGCCCATCATGTATGCTAAATTATAGAGATTGCCTGGATCTTTAGCGTACTGTAGGAAGGTTTCTTGAAGCTGAGTATCTTGGTAAAATGAAAGTACATCCCCTACATACGCAGCCATTTCGATAAACATCATACCAGGTGATGTCGGAGAGAAATCGTTATAACTATCCGGAAAGTAGTTTTTTGCAAACTCTATTAATTCTTGCCGGTAGTCGCTAAATTCCCTAGCTACATATTTTATATCTCTATACTCAGCCATTATGATTCAAAGTTTATTACTAAATCGTCTTCTATATTTGTATCTGAAATTGCATAACGGAGAGCTAGAGTAACTGTGTTTCTATCTGGCTCTGCTTGTACATTTAATTCTGTAGGAACTACTCTAGGAAAATATTCTACAAGACCTCTTCTTACTTCTTCTTCAACTCTTGTAATTGTTTCTTGATTTACATTTTCAAATAATAAATTACGTAGGGGTGCTCCAAAAGTAGGATTTAAATAACGCTCTCCTACTCCTGTTAAAAAGTAGTTAATTATATTAGTTTTTATAGCATCTTTTGTTTGATAAGTAGAATTAAAAACCGCTTTACCGGATAAAGGTAAAGATACTCCAATTGCCTTTCGTGGTTGGAGATCTAATGGGTCTATTCTTCTTACATTAAATGCCATCTTATGCTACTCCGTACTTTTCTTTAGTTTTCTGTTCTGCTGCTTTATATACAGCTCCTGCTTTTTTTACAAAATCAAATTGAGAAATATCCAAACCAGGTTGTGGTCCTGCTGTTTCGGTCATTCCCATATTACCTGCCATCATAGAGGCAAAATTTGGTTTTTGAATCATGTCCGATGTTCCCGCGTATACATTCTTATATTCATCAGGAGTCATAGTGGCTTTAGTCTGGTTAAGCATTTCTGAAATTGAATTGCTCATACCGGGATTAACTTGCTGTTGCCGTATCGGTGTAGGTTGAGTAACTACCTTTTCCTGTACTACCTGATTTGGGGTACTAGCGGCTCTTACTGCTTCGTTCATTACTTCTTGTAACTCTTCCTTAACAGCAGTTCTTACTTCTTCTCGTATGATTTTTCTTAATTGATCGAGTTTCATAATAATAAATAGTTGGTTTATGGAAGTTGATTATCTATTCTAAATTTTAATTCATCTAAAAGTACCTGAGTATCTGAACTAAAGGAGGGTTGCCCTCTTAATACTATTACTCCTATGTTATCTTTAGCTACAGCCACTCTTCTAGGAATAGGTCCTTCTACTCCTCTATCTTCTATAATTGCAAGGGTATAATCTTTCCCGTTTGCTCCTCTGTAAGTAAAGCTCTCATTTGGAGTTCCTTCTGAGCCAGTGTTTTCCGGTGGTTGTACAGCTCCTAGAAGTTCCTTTAATGCTTCAGGATCTTCTACCTCTTCAGCACACTTAGTAGCACTAATATCTATTGATTGAAGTATCTGTATAACCGATCCCAAACTATTTTCAACTACATCCGAAAATCCTCTTATAGCTTTTACATCTTCTTGTAAGTTATCTACTAGTATCTCTGCTCGACGTAATCTAGCTGCCCTATCTGCCAACTTTCCAGCTCTTTCTGCAGAAATTAAACCTCCTTGAGCTCCAGGGGGTGTTCCGATAGCGACAGGTTTTGGTTCAACTTTTAGTAGAAAGATGATTATTTGTGCTGCTGCGATTGGCGGTTCAAGAATTTTAGCTGCTAAACCTATTTTATCAGTTCTTTTTTTAATTCTATTTACGTTATTTACTAATATATTACGTGTTTTTATAATTTTCAACAATTCTTCTTGAACTGGGCAAGAATTGGTAAATTTATCTAATAATTTTAGAGCCTCAGTCTTAATTTGAGCTTCGGCAATTCCTTTTATTAATCCTACTTGCGGAGCTAAAGCGTTCGCTAATTTTTTGTAAATTGCCATTACTCTGTAAACACTTTTTTAGATTTAAGTTGAGATGGACCGTTTGGATTAATTCTATCGCTCAAAGCTTGTAGAGTCGGTCTCATAGCGTTTCCTTGCAGTACAAGTACAGGATCGCTGGAAGATCCTAATGCTGTAGCTAGATTTTGTAGTTCATCTATTAATAATTCTAGAAACTGTTCTGTTTGATTACCTAGCAGTACTGGTTGTTTAGTGGATTGAGGTGCTGTTCTTGCTTTAGATCCTAAATATATTTGACTTCCGTCAATACATAAGTAATCTGTAGCATCTAAGTTTATGGTCCCGTTAGTATTTAACCCTATAGATGTCTTACTGGATAGTTGAATATCGTTTTCTTTAGCGTTAAAGAATAATCTTCCACTATTAATAATAACTTGATTTCCTTTAAATTGGTCTGCTTTTACAGGGTTTTCGTTGTAAGCGTCTCTTTTTTCACTAGCTTGAGTAAGAGGAATGGTGTGATCAGAAGCAATATAAATAGAAGAGCTATCTTCATTTACATCCTCGTTTATAGTAGTAAACCCTTCTTCTGTTTGAATTTGACCATTACTTAGGATGATTAATGGCTTATCTTTATTAGAATCATCTATCCAAGGATTTGCTGAACCTTTAGCACCGGTAAATCTTAGTGATTGACCTTGCCTCCCTTCAATTTGAAGATCTCCCATAGCAGATCTAAGAGGATTAATAGTTGGGTTCTGCTCAAAATTACCTCCTTGAGTAGTATCTAAGTCGGGATTACCAAAAACATCTAGATAGACATTAGTATTAGGATGATTCCAGACATTAACTATTCTAGAATAATAGGATGTACTTTGATTTTTCACCGTACCTTTTCTAGAAGTAGGCATGGTTTCTATTTGAACTAGCTCTCCAATAACCGGTACAGCTTTAATTTGCCCGTTTCCTTGATAGGCAAAAGGAAGAGTTCTAGCATCATCTTCTGATACAGCAATATTTAACGGTCTAAAGTAGATACCATTAATGGCTTTTGCTCCTCCTTTAGCTAAATAATCTGGATGATTTTCATCTAAGATAATATCAACCACTCTAGCGTATTGAGAGGAAGGTGCATTAGATTTTCCTCTAGAATTTGCATTAGAGGTACTTGTAACAAAATTATATAAATTAGTATTTACAAACATTACTCAGTTTCCTCATCTTTATCATTCTTCTCGACAAGTTGTTCTTGGGTTTGTTCTTGTTCTTCTAATAAATCTTGTAAATCGGAGAAATCAAACATTTCTTCTCCTGATCCTTTAGCTTGAATAGCTTCAATTCTCTGAATTACAGTAGCTAGTTTAATTAAGTGTTCATCATTCTTAACACCAATCTCCATATACTCTTTAATCATAGGTACAAGAAGGGTAGCGTCTCCTATATTTTCTATAAGAGGTTTTAACTCCCCGATTAAACCCTTAACTTGAGATTTAGTTTCTTTTGAGTTGTTATAGATTTCCTCAAAAAGATCGGAAAGACTTTTACCTTTAAATATTTCTTTCTCTGGATCCATGTTTTTATTATAAATAGATTATGGTTCCTTTATTGTAATAAGCCCTTGTTCGTAATATTTATAGTATAGTGAATAAAAATCATCTTTAAGAGCTGAGATAACTTTGGTGAGATGCGGTGTTTCACAATCGGTCATCTCTCTTATATAGATGTAAAGTGCTTTTTTCTTAAAGATATCTAGGTCGTATCTTGTTTTAAATATGGTTAAAACAGCGTCTGCTATCTGCTGCTCACTTTCTTTAGTGAATAGTGTCTCTAATCTATCGTAGGCTGTTTCTACCCACAGATCTAAAAACTGACTTAACGTAATGCCACCCGGCATTTTAACATCAGAGTTACCTTCATACGACTCTTCCATGTCGCTAAAAGACCCAATCTGCTTAAGCTTTTTATAATTTTTGTTATTATAATTTATAAGCCATCTTTTAACTATAGTTCCGAAATATGAATAAGCTTTAGCGCCGTTAGTAGGATCGAATTTATCTATTTTTTCCTCTAAAAGCATAGAAACTACCTCATGCTTTAGGTCCTCTATATCTTCTACATCTGTATAGTAAAATTTAAAAGTATGAATTATATTCTCGGCAAGCTTGTAAAAGGGGAAATATATAAACTCTGTAAATATCTTTGCTCGATAGTCTGGGTCGCTGGAGTTATTGTATTTTACAATATATTCTTCGGTTTCTGCTGTAAAGTAGTTACTGCTACTCTTCTTTCTTGCCATAATTTTCTGGGAGCATGTACTTATCTAGCTCTTCTTGAACCTTTTTCATTTGCTCAAAGAAGTATCCGATTTCATCATCTGCCTGTAAAATACCTCTTTCATCCATACTTTTGAGATGCTTTTGAGAATCTCGTATTAAATCTGAAATATTCTGAAGGTATTTGGTCTGATCTACGGTTACGTCTTCGTATTTCTCTACTTTAATTAGTAGATTGCGTATTGCAATACCTAATATTATTATAAAGATAGTTAAAATAATGATAGTAACCAACATTTTTAAAGATTTTTTAAGATATTAGTAAGACCTTCTGAGGAATTCACTTTTTTTCCTGTAGATGATTCTGTTTTTTGCACTTTTGGGGTCGATCCTCCGCCATTTCTTTTCCACATATCATACTCTACCTTAGAAGCTAAGAAGTCTGCTGAATGTAATACTGAGATAATCGATGTTTTTTGTCTGGATCCTTCCTGATGACTAAAGAAATAAGCTTTATTTGCATCATCAAACACTCCGTCATGGCAGCGAATGGCTAAATATTCCTTTTGACTAACTTGAATACCGTATTTTTGAAGTAAAAACAAAGAACGGTCGGGAATAAGCATAAAATCAAGTTCAGAATTATTAGTAAACATTTCTGAAAGCTTATCTTGCCGCCACTTATCGGTTTGAGGAAGGTAGTTGGGTGCATTTCCATCTCCTAATTTACCAAGATCATGGAAAAGAGCAGAAAAAACAAGCTCTTCTTCTGTATAATCTATAGTTCCTCCCATCTCGCTATATAATCTACTCTGTTTTATAGCATATTCTACAACTCGATTGACATGATCTACATAACCTCCGGCAAAAGCATTATGATACCACGACTTACCGCTAGCGGGAGACATAATATAAGTCTCTTCCATAGAAGAAATCATATTAGTCACCTTCTCTTTACGATCGGTAAGGTAGGTATCTATAATTTTAACATGCTTGTTATAGTTTTTTTCTATTTGCTCGGCTGTTAGCATAGATTAATCTTGTGTTTCGTTATTTAATAATGTTTGAATATCTCCAAGCATCTCATTAACTCGTTTAAGATAGTTAAATCCGGCTTGTGGTTCATTTCTCTTAAATGAATAATCAACTTGTTTAAGTTCTGCTTCTACTCTTTCAAGTTTTCTTTCAATTACTACTTTATTTCTCATATATATTTTATTTATTATCTTTTTATATATTAAATAAGTTATGAAATATTTTTCTAAAAGGCAACTTATAGGGAAAAAAATTAGGGAATTAGGGCGTTTTAAAGGTTTTAAACGGCGAAGCCGCCGCGCAAACGCGCGAAGTTGTCCCGCGTTATTTTCTAAATGATCTTCTTAAAATCTTTAAATACCGGCCTACCATCTTTACAAGCTCCCCGGTTGGATTGTGGGCTATATAAATCAGCCTTGAGGTATAATCCTGTTCTGTTCTATGTTTGCGTGTTATCATTCTAAATTAAACCGACATTTTGTACGGCTCTCCTATTCGTTCTATGACAGAGACTGCCTGCTTGACAGTAATATTAAAGAACTCTTTCTTTTTATTGATTCTAAATCCGTTCTTTTCAAGATAAATATGTATCTCTTTTTCTAAATCGTGTGCGTTAAAGCAAGGATATTGATAAACTACATCAAAATCTTGAGCTACACCGGTGGCGGCATTAATTTGTCTTACTCTCTCGGAAGGTTTATTCTTTGTAAACCCTATCTTTACCAGGCCAGGCATAAGCTCGTTTTCTAATATGTAGATATATTGGCAATTGGTAATACCTCTCTCTACCTTAAACTCTCTGGTGCGGTTAGTGTAGTAGGTAACATCTTCCCAACCTTCAGAGGCAGGGTATTTTTTACTCTTAGACGGTGTTAGGGTATAGTAATAGGCTGGGGTATCTAGATTATCTTCTTTACAGGAGAGAAAGCCTTCGGCCTGTTCTGGAGTAATATGTTCGACTTTGATTACTTCTTTACTCATCTTATAACCTTTTTTTATTTTAAACTTTATTCTTCGATTTCTTCTCCGGTACTGTTAATAAAACTCGCTATAACAGAAGGCCAAAATAAGATACAGGCTAAAATACCGGTAAATCCTATATCCGGCAAATAATTTGCCCATCTTATTGCATTAAGTAAAAGAGATATTAATAATCCTATTAAAGCGTAAATTACTAAGTATTCTAACATAATTCTATCTATAACCGTTTTATATATTAAATATAAGAAATTAAAGTAAGGCCTCCAACTTTTTCCCGTATAAAAGGTCGGTATATTTTACTATAACGGCACATTTTTCATATTCTTCTAAACTTTCAAAATAATATAGTATTTCATTTAATGCCTTTAAACATCTTTGTACATTAAAATCATCTCCTATAGTATATTCATCATTAAGATCATCTACATTTATTCTGGTAAGATAATTAAATATTTTACTATAATACTTTCTTTTTATATCATTTCTTACTCTCCCGTACTCTTCTTTATGCTTTAGGGTGTAAATTTTATCTATATAATAAAAGTTCTCTACTCCGGTCACTACCATCCCTATAAGCACATAAGGATTTTTGAGAACATCCTCTACATTATGCTCTCTATAGATCTCCTCATCTCCTTGCTCGAAGATACTGAATAAAGTATGTGGGTCTAATTTCTGCACCTTATAGTTGGTTTGACTATAAATAGTTCATAACTTAAAGATAAAGAAAGCACCATAAAGCTACCAGTACTATAAGTACGACCATATATAAACCTAATAGTATAGGACCCATAAATACTATAAGATCTTTGACATACTAATAATAACCCCTATATAGAGAAAAATTTGCCAAAAAATTTCCCTAAGGTCTCTATCTCTATAGACAAAAAGGTAGAGAGGAAACCCGTAGGTAGGGTTTAGAGTGTTAGGATAGCCTTATATAATATATACATATATACCCCTATATAACGAAAATCTATCAGATTTATGCAAATAGGTATGGCCGTCCCACCGGCTCTCACGACGCCTTAGGGAACAATACCGGCAAGGTTATATCAGACTGCCATCACCATGACAGCAGCCTTA